TTTCCAGCTTTCTACTATATTTTTCATTTTCGTTTATACATTAAATACCATTTATGGCTTGTATATCCAATAGCAACCGCTGTTAGTAATATCTTTAATATTATGTCTATCTGCATAAAGTTAAAGCCTAGTGTTATAACATTTATAAAAGCGATTTTAAGGTCAGAAGTAGTCATTTAAGTCAATATTGTATAGTTAAATTATTAAGGGCATTGCACCTCATTGTAAAGCGTTGTTACTTCTGCTGCTGTTATTGTCTTATTGAAGATGCGTACTTGGTCTATTGAGCCGTTGAAATATCCAACTAGACCACCATCATCGGCATCATTAAGACAACCAAAATTAAATCCAGCTATTGGGGTGTATGTTGTACCAGATACCGCTGTCCCAATTAAAACATTATCCACATAAAGACTTCCGCTTCCATTAGAATTTTTAATTCCCACAACGTGATGCCATACACTTGAAGCAGCAACTGTTGATGAGATAATCCAAGAATCTGTACCAGTATTAAAAGCAAATCCATTGTAAGATGCAGAGTCTGGAAACCATATTAGCATTGGATATTCTTTTCTATATCCACTTGTTTGAGAGGAGAAAACATAACTGTTTTGAGTTGTATTGGTTGGCTTTATCCACATAGATACGCTCGTAGTCGTTGGCATAGTTAAACCACTTATGTTAACATTGCTACTACTCCCATTAAAAGACCCAGCATCTCCAAATTGACCAGCAACATAAGTTACACTTGTTGCCGTTCCGTTATAGTTTCCACTTAAATCCGTAGCATCTCCATTTAGTCTATAAGTTGCTATACAAGACGTATCTCCTAATATTTGTAGGGTGTCAGTTGTACAAGATACACCACCAGTGTTCATTAATCTTCTTCCAAACATTTATTGTAAATTAAAGGTTGGTAAATCAAAAGTAAGAACCGCTTTCTTTGTGGTTAAAGCCTTTATTTCTGCCCCTATTGTATTGCTTTGTGTTCTTAATTCTGCTCTATTATCTATAATTTCTTGTGGTGCAACCTCTCCGCTATCCATTTGCCTAATAACAACCCAATCTGTTTTTTGTAATTGGCTACCTATAATAGATTTTAAATTATCTATTTTTTGTGTTTTTAACTCTGCTAAAGTTTGTGCAATAACCCTATCAATAACATCATAAGTATAAACATCTTCTACTAATTTAATAGCAGATAACTCTTCTATTCTTGAATCGTAGGTAGGCGTTACAACATCTTTAAAGCCAAAGCCTTCTTTAATGTTAAAATGCGTTCCGTTTTTATCAGTCCAAACGCTTGGTGTTTTACTAAATGTTTTTATTTCTCCGTTTAAGTTTATTGCTACCATATTATATTGCTTTTGAGATTGAATACCAGTATTCACTTGCACCAGTTACTACTATTTGTATTAAATTAGAGACAGTACCATCATAAACACCAGCAACCGTTGTACCAGCTGGAAGCGTTAAAGCAAAGTCTCCACTTATCACTAAATCTTTAACCATTCCAATACCAGTATTTGCAAATGTTAAAGTAGTTGCTGCTACTAAAGTCTTAGTAAATACTTGTGCGGTTGCAAAATCTACCTCTGTTGTTAAAGCTGCACTTGTTTTAAATTCATTAGCAAGCCTAGCATAAGACGTAAAGCCATCTGCATAAACCTCTGTAAAGTTTTCATTTGCTTTTGTAAATGCAGTTCTTAATGGGTCTCCGTTCCCATCATTAGCTACAGCGCCTATACCTATTGTTTGTTTAGCCATCTTTTGTTTTATTAATATGTTATTAGGTCTGATGTTAATTTTGTTGTATCTGCAAACACTAAAATGGTGGGTGCATCAAATGGATAGACTATTCCCCAACTGTTTAATTCGTTTACATTGCCAAACCAACTTGACGAGTATATTCTGCCCCAATTTATAGAGTTTGTCATAAATTAAGTCGTTAAGTTTTCATAAACAATACCCCAATCAATATCACTTTCAGTTAAACCAAAGGAGGTAGTTTCATATATTTTTCCCCATCCTATTTCGTTTTCCATCTGCTATTTTTTTTAAAAATATTTTCAACTTCTCTATGTTTTCAGTTTTAACTTTGTATCTTTTCATTGATAATTTATTGTCACAATTACGTTCTTTAACATAAACTCTAAATCACCCAGCCTGTGAAATTAGACTCTTTATCTGGGTACATATCGTTATTACTATTGGAATTATATTCAGGGTAGGTAGATTGATTAAAACTCATAAAGTCAATAAACCTTCTGGTATAATGCTGGGCTATGTCTCTTTCTTGTTCTGCTAAATAATCCACTTCGTCTTTAGTTACTGTTTCACTACTTTCGCTTGTATGTTTGTAAATACCACCATTAGATACCGTATAAGCCAAGAATGGTAGCATTTCCACTTGTGACCAATGTATAGTCATAGGTTTAATGTATGTTTCTAGTAAGGTCTTATATGTAGGGTTTGCATCTAAAGCATCTGTAGTTATTAATGTCTCTATTTTTTCGTATAACTGCGTTCCTAAATAGTTCTGTATGTGAATTTCTTGAGCAACCTCAATCCATTGAATAAATTTATCAGTATCTAGGTTTCCGTTAAATACACTATATCTTTTAAGGTCTTTTGGTGTTATAAATAACGCTTTAGCCATTAGTTAAATCTTTTGTTAGTTGGTAAAAATCCTCTGTTTGGCATATCCATTGGCTTCATAGCCACCTCTTTAGGGTTTCTTACTCTTAATCCATCTCTCTCAGCTTGGTTAGTAGAAACTTGTGGTGCATTAGGGTTGTTTACATCTACTTTTACGGTACTTGCAAATGTTTGTCTTAACCACTTATGATGACAGTCTCCACCGCCTTTATAAAGCCATATAGAATAAGTGTCAGCACCCCTAGCACCCCATCCAGCATTTACCACTTGGTTTTCCATAGCTATTAAATCCTCTTTTCTGTATAGCTTGTCAGCAGCTACCATCTTTTCACAGAAAGGTCTACTATCGTCGCTTGTCGTTAAAGGTGTGTATCTGTAACGAACCTTGTATTTTAAATTACCTATTTCTTTGTCTTGTTCACTTTTACTGTTAGGTCTAGCCGTTCCGGTACTGACAAAATTCCATACTTTAGATAATACAGATTGTTTAGGGTTGTTTAAAGCCTCTATTTCTGCATCTAATTTATCTTCTGTATCATAATCCACCTCTTGTGAGTCTATTAATTCCCACTCATCTTCTAAATCTTCTCCTAAATCTATTAAAGGATTGCTTTGTGCAGACATTTTTATACCAGTTTCTTCTTCTTTAGTCTCTGCATCCATACCAGTAGTATCCGTAAATTCTAAAGGTTGTATAGTAATGAAGTAAAGTTTTAGACTAATATCATTAACCGCTAGTATTTCTTCTAAACCATCAGTAAACTCTTCTTGATATGACTTAATAGTAAGGTTATCAAACAATAAAGTAGCTGTTTTTATCTCATCAGCGTTGTTTCCTAAGCCACTATTACCATCTCTTACCCCTAATAACATAGGAGAAGTAACCCTATGCCCTACAATTAGCTTCTTAAACGCCTCATCACTTAGGTATTGGTAGTGTGCTGGTGCATCATTTAGCGGTATATCGTCTACAGTTGTCTTACTTTCTGCATTATTATTAAATGCTACTATTACTTTTTCTCCTCTAGCACCAGTTAATTTACTTAAAACACTGTTTTTTACCTCCTCTTGCTTTTCTTTATCTGGAATACCATTGTTAAAGTTTACTACCTTAGTACCGCTAAAGCCATTTAAGGTATCATTAATAAGGTAATCAGCTATTTCTTCTTCTAATAAAGCATAAGGTAAAGCACCTTGATAGTCTACTGGTGGGTAATAATAAGAACCAGTTACATAAGGTTTAATTATGTATATTTCATTGTCTTTTTTGCCGTTATACCCAAATGCTGGTATTTTTTTAGGCTCATCACTTTGTTTATATTTAGACCAATCAGGGTGGTAATACCAAGCCTCTACTTCTCCATCTTCATTGCATTTTTCAGCCCTTAAAGTCTGCATAGGAAAATGAGTGACTTTTTTAACTTTTCCTTTATCATAGGTAACTTGCAAAGCAGCCATACCTAATAGCTTTCTGTCCATTACAGCGGCTTTTAAGCACTCCTTAGACACTATAGACCTTAACTGTGCGTATTGTTCTGGTTTTCTATTAGAGTCTGTAGCGTCAATCCCCTTACCGTATATCATTTTAGACATACCGTTAATAATAGCATTGTTAGTAGTAGAACCTACATAACGCTTAATTAAATAATCAAAGTAATTGTTATCAGTACCGTAATTAACCCACTCCTTATTTTTAACCTCTACAATACTAGGTGCGGTGTACTTACTTAAATTTAAAATGTGTATATTTTCCATTTATAAAATGATGTATTCATTTGATGAAACATTACTCACAAACTCATCTTTATTAATAGAGTAGTTAAGTGCTGTTTGCGTTGTACAAAATATTTTATCCTTATAAACTATATCAGTTCCGTTTAAAACGCTTAAATTATAGAATCTACCTTCTTTTAAATCAAAGACTAAAGAGACTGTTAAATAGTATTTATCAATAGTAAAAGTTCCACTTATTTCTGCGTCTGTATTAGTAGCTTCATCTGTTATTATGACCTTAGTAGCAGCGTATTCTCTAGGAATAAACTTTAGTGTTTGATTAGTGCTAATAGGTTTCAAAACAATCATATTTTACCTTTTTATAAAAACAAAAAAAGGGCTAAGTTGTTAAACTTGCCCCTCTTTAAAAAAGTAAATAAAGTAATTAAGTACCTACAACAACAACCGTATTAGTAGTGTCGTTT